TGGTGAGCAGTGGCCGCCCGAGCTGCAGACGCAACGCGATCTCGAAAACCGCCCGTGCCTGACGATCAACTGGACCGACTCGCTGGTGCGGCAGGTCACGAATGCGATGCGCCAGCAACGCCCGCGCATCAAGGTCCACCCGATCAACGACGGCGCCGATCAGAAAATCGCCGAGGTCATCCAGGGCCTCACGCGCCATATCGAGGTCAACTCGCGCGCCGACACGGCCTACGACACGGCCGCCGATCATCAGGTGCGAATGGGCGTGGGCTACTGGCGCATCGTGACCAAGTACGTGCGCGAGGATTCGTTCGATCAGGACATCCACATCCAGTGCATCAACAACCCATTCTCGGTGTACGTGCCACCGACCGAGACCCCGGACGGATCGGACTGGGACTGGGCGATCATCACCGACAAGATGACGCGGGCGCACTTCAAGGCGCATTATCCGGACGCCGATACCGCCTCATTCCGGCCAGGCGGCTATGGAGACAGTGGCGACTGGGTGCAGAAGGACGAAATTCGCCTGGCCGAGTACTACAAGCTCGATCGGATCGATGACCAGCTGCTGATGTTCTCGGACGGCTCGATCCGATGGAAGAAGGTGATCGGCGACGATGGTCGCGAGGCGTTGACCGCCGCCGGCATCCACGTCATCGCCGAGCGCGACAGCTACCGCAAGCAACTGAAGTGGTGGAAGGTGGGCGGCAGCGAAATCCTAGACGAGCGCACCACGCGCGCGCGCTTCGTGCCGCTGATCCCGTGCTGGGGCTACCGCTTCGTGGTCGAGGGCAAGTACTACACGCAGGGCATGGTGCGCAACCTGCGTGACCCGGCGATCTCATACAACTATTTCCGCACCAACGAGGTCGAGATCGTGGCACTACAGCCCAAGGCGCCGTATATGGGGGCCGAAGGCCAGTTCGAAGGGCATGAGGACTCGTTCCGCGACGCCAACCGGAAGCCATTCCCGTACCTCGAGTACAAGGTCGTGTACGACCAGAACGGCCAGCCGCTGCCGCCGCCAACACGAGCGCAGCCGCCGCAGGTATCGCCCGGCATTCTGCAGGCCTCGATGTCGGCTGCGCAGGACATGCGCAACGTCTCCGGCATCTACAGCGCCGGCCTGGGCGAGGACGGCAACGAGCGCAGCGGCAAAGCCCTTTCCGAGCGCCAGCGCCAGAATGAGGTCAGCAATTACCATTTCTACGACAACTGGACGAGGGCGATCTGTCACTCCGGTCGCGTGATCCTGGATCTGATCCCGATCATCTTCGACGTGCAGCGCGTGGTGCGGATCCTGGGCGAGGACGGCAAGCCCCAGTCGGTGACGCTGAACGAGAAGGAGATCGACCCGACCACGGGCGCGGTCCTGAAGGTCCTGAACGACGTGACGGTGGGCAACTACGACGTGGTGATGGACGTGGGTCCGGGCTACGACACCAAGCGCGAGGAGGCCGCCGAGCAGATGGTGGACCTGCTGCGGGTGATCCCGCAGGCGGGACAGGTCGGCGGCGACATCCTCGTGCGCAACCTGGACTGGCCCGGCGCTGAGCAGCTCGCCGACCGTCTGGCCGCTGGCAACCCATTGGCGCAGGCTGACAAGATGCTGCCGGAGGACATCCCGGACCAGGCAAAGGCCGTCATCATGCATCTGACGCAGCAGGTGCAGCAGCTCCAGCAGCAGAACCAGATGCTCACGGTGGACAAGCATTTCGGCCTGTCGAAGCAGGCGATGATCGAGTCGCACGAGGATCGGCGCCACTTGGCGACGCTGGACACGAAGCGACGCGACACCGATGTGCGGGCCGATACATCGATGTACGACACCGAGATGCGCGCCGCGGTCGAGCTGATCGGCAAACACCTGGGCATCAATCATGAGATCGCCAAGCTCTTCTCGACCGAGCGCATGGCCGAGCAGAAGGCGCAGCAGACGAATGGGGCGGCGAATGCGTAGATCAGAGCGCAGAGTGTTCTGCCGCCATACATTCGATGGGCCGCGCCAGCGCTTCGACCGAGCGCACTGGCGCCAGGAATCAAAAAAGCTAGATGTTCCAATGCGCTGGCTCCTTCGCGAGCAAGTTTTTTCGACGTACTGGATCAACCGTTCCGCCCCGGCCGGATGCCGGAGACACGATGGGATCAACCCATGGCAGTAACGACCACTGAATCACTCGCGCAATTCATGAAGGGCGAGATCCCGGCGCACGCCGTCGAGATCGAGCGGGCTGCCAAGCCTGACCCTGCCAAGCCGACGGATGCACCAGCGCCGGCGGCAGAAGCCGCTCCCAATGGTCACGACGCGATCGAGCAGCCACAGAAGGAGGCGGACGGCAGGAAAAAGCCGTCTGTTCTCGAAGAATTGATCGAAACCCGGAAGGAACGCAATGCGGCCCGCGACAAAGCGCGCGAGCTGGAAGGTAGCGTGGCTAACCTCACGCAGCAGCTCCAGACCGTGCAAGCCGAGATGGAGAAACTCGCGCAGGCTCCCGCTATCGAAGACGCGCCCCCGAAGCGCGAGCAGTTCACTTCCGATGCGGAATATGATGAAGCACGAATTGAGTATCTCGCGGAAAAACGGCTGATAGAACGCCAGATCGCCGAAGCCAAAAGCGAAGTCGAACGCATCAATGCGGAAATCGATGATCGCTATAGGGCTGACGCAACAGCTTTTGAGGCCGAGCATGAAGATTTCCGCAAGATGATCAATGACTGCAAGATCATTTTCCCGATGGCGCTTTTAGGCGAGATTCCTGCGTTAGAACATCCGGCGGCAGTGCAGTATTACCTGACTCAGCCAGATCATGCGGAAGAAGCGCGCAAGCTGATCGCGACTTTTGAACGCGACATCAAATTGCGGCGCTTCCCGTCCGCTGGCCTGCGAGCCCTGGGCATACTGGATGACAAACTCAAGCCGTCAGCCAAGAAACAGGAACTAAAGCCAACGAGTGAGAAACCTTCTGTAGCTGCTCCTGAAGTGTCAAAGGCACCGGCCCCGATCGAGCCTCTGAAGGGCAACGCCGCTCCAGGAGCGGAGCCCGAGAAGATGACGGCCGCGCAATACCGAGAATGGCGCGCGGCTCAGCTTGCAAAGCAGAGGAGACATTGATCGTGGGCTGGCATCTCACACAGGCGCGGGTGGACCCCGCACCGATGCCAGGAGCATTGAAAGGTGGCAAATCAACTTCTCAATATCTCCATGATCACGAACGAAGCACTGTTCGTGCTGGAGAACGAGCTGACCTTCACCAACTGCGTCACCCGCGAATATGATGATCGATTCGCGATCGCAGGAGCGAAGATCGGTTATACCGTCAACGTGCGCAGGCCTGCGCGCTTTGTCGGCACGGTCGGGCCGAACCTGAATGTCGAGGACTTCTACGAGTCCAGCATCCCGGTAACGCTGTCCACGCAGTTCCACATCGACACGCAGTTCACCGAAGCGGACCTGCTGCTGTCGCTGGACGAGTTCTCCATGCGCGTCATCAAGCCATCTGTGCGCGCGGTGGCAAACCGCATCGATGCCGATGGCACGCTCATCGGCATGCAGTGGGCATCGAATGCGGTGGGCGTTCCCGGAACGCCACTGTCCAGCCGCGCCCCTGCGCTGCAGGCCGGCGCGTTCATGGACTCCGAGGGCTGCCCGCCCGAAGAGCGCTGCCTGATCCTGGATCAGTGGACCCACTCGTACATGGTCGATGCGCTGGCCGGACTTTTCAACCCGCAGGCGCAGATCAGCGAGCAGTACCGCAAGGGCATGATGGGCCGCGACACGCTCGGCTTTGACTGGTACAAGGACCAGAACATGGTGTCCTACACGCCAGGCGCGGGCGGCGGCACTCCGACCGTGAACGGCGCGAACCAGGGGCTGACGGCCGGCTGGGCGCAGACCAGCAACATCCTGACTACGGCCTGGAGCAACACGACCAACGTCCTGAACGTGGGCGACATCGTGACCTTCGCCGGCTGCTATGCGGTCAACCCGCAGAACCGTCGCTCCTACGGTGGCAACCGGCTGCGTCAGTTCGTGGTGCGCCCGTTCGTCGGCACGCCAAGCGCCGGCACGTTCACCTCGAGCTTTGCGACCGCCAACAACGGTTCAGGGCCCGTGGGACCTTCGGCTGGAACGATCGCGGGCGGGTACTACACGTCGGGCGCCTCCACGGGCCCGCTGCAGTTCACGGTGGCCCCTGCCATCATCACCGCCGGTCAGTTCCAGAACGTCTCCGCCAGCCCGACCGCGGGCGGCGCGGTGACGATCTTCGGAGCTGGCTTCACGGGTTCCAGCCCGCAGAACCTGGCGATCCACAAGAGCTCGTTCACGATCGCCAGCGCCGACTTGCCGCTGCCGGGCGGGGTTCACTTTGCGGGTAGGGCGGCCGATCCGCAAACGGGCCTGTCGATCCGCGTGGTGCGCCAGTACACGGTGAACAACGACTCGATTCCCTGCCGGTTCGACGTGCTATATGGCTGGGCACCGATCTACTCCGAACTGGCCGTTCGGGCCGCTGGCTAAGGGAGGCCGATCATGAGCAATCCAGGACCGGCCATCACCGCAACGCCTCAGTACGTCGAGGGCGTCGCCAGCAGTACCAATCCCATCGTGTGGGGCATGCTCGGTCAGTCGTCCGTCGCGATCGTCGCGCCGGCCGACACGACCGAGGACGTGCTCGTCACGATCAATATCCCAGCCAACTACCTCGGGAACAATTCGCGCCTGAAGGTCTACACCAGCTGGACCTGCACCAATAACGGCAACGTCAAGACCGTGCGGGTGCGACTGGGCGGCACGGCCGGGACCGATTATCTCAACGGCGTGCTGACCTCGCTTGCTGGCGGCTTCGGCGAGTCCGAGATCACCGAGACCGGGGCGAACCTGTCGCAGCAGGGCGCTGGGTACCTGATGGTGGGGACGCCCGCCATCCAGTTCCGCGCACAGCAGACCGGAACGCTCGACATCACGGCCGCGCAGACTCTGGTCATCACCAGC